CTGATATTCTAAATCAACATCTTTTACTTGTTTTCCTGTAAATCCATCAAGAACTAATAAATTAGGTGCTATGGTATAATTCTTACCTGCAGAACTAACTCCAATAGAATTGAAAGATGTTAAAGATTCAATTTGTAATATTTCAGGAAGATTAGCAATAGGCCTTATAGTGTTATCTGCAGAATAATTAAATCCGATATTTTCAATTCTAGTAGAAACTATTTTTCCAATACTAGAACTGGATGGTTCTAAAATAGAATCAGTTCCTAAACCAGTAATAATAGAAGAAACTCCAACTATTTCTTCATATCCACTTCCTTGTGATTTAAATTTAATTTCTGCAATTGCACCGTAGGCAGTGGTAGAATTAGTAGAATACTCTAATAAGGACTCTGCCTCACTATAAGCAGGTCTTTCAGGACGGTTGGTTAAATTATAAGTAAACGTATTAGTAGATCCAATACCAATTACAGTAAAGTTTCCTGAATATACACTATTGTCAATATCAATTTGATTATATCCCTCTATCTCTTCATCAACAATAATTCCTTTTTTACTTTCAGAAATTAAAGACTCGTTGATAGGAGTAAACTTATAATATAATATTTCTGGTAAATCTTGAGTAACACTTAATGTTAAACTTGCATTAGTGGTAATCCCTACTTTTCCTGTTTTAGATACTTCAAAAGTATTAGTTGAAGTGGTTGAATAGAATTCATTTTGGAATTTATTATCCGTATACAGATTAAGATCAAAAGCAGAGTAAGAAGTTACTCCGACAAAACTAGCCAATGAAGGATCTGATAGATCAAATCTTACAGTATTATTTTTAGTAAGATTAGTTAAAGGATTAATAGGAGATAAAGTTCCTGCAGACGCAGAAGTTATATTTACAAATTCAGGTTCAAATTGCTCAGACTGATATTTACTTAGACATAATTTAACTTTACTTGTAGAGAATTTGAAAATATAATACATTTTCTCATCTTCTAATCCACCAGATGAAGAGGTTGCTGTATGAATTACCTTGTCACCAGTATTCAAACCATGATTGGTAATTTCAATTGTATTAGCAGTCGTATCAACATTACCTGCAACAAATGATTTTGGATCAAATACTATTCTGCGATTGAAATCATTATACTTAACTGTAACTGTAGTTCCTATACCTGGTTGTGCGTTGATAGTTACATTATCATTAAATTTCAATCCATGTGTTGAGGCAGTAGCCACAGTAACTGTATTTTTATGAGCCTCTGCATTGACCACATCATTCTTGACTGTTTTAAAACTATGGAATACTCCTGTTCCAATTCCAGTTAATCTTAATAATCCTCTATTGACTGTGGTGCTTGCGATACCAACAAATGTGCCAGTGCTTCCAATACCAACTTGGAAGGTCTGAATTCCAACTAAATCATTAGAAATTTTTCCAACATACAAAGGAGCATTAGTTGGAAGACTGTATAGGGTAATACCATCTGTAGATACACCTATCGCATCTCCAGTATTTCTATTGTAATTTACAATATCACCTGTTTTTAAATTATGATTTGGAAGGTAGATTGCTTCAGTTTGAATGAATATTTGAGTTATTCCTGCACCAGGATTAGAGAATGAAATAGTAGTTCCGATTCCTACTCCTGCAAGAGTTCCAATACCCAACGCTTCTTTTGGTTCAAAATAAATTTCTCTATTTAATTCAAATATTACATCATTTTCAGGAGATGAATTAAAAGTAAATTTTCTAGAATCTTCAGTTATTACTGATCCAGCAGTATGAGCACTTCCCATCGTGCTTTCTTGAGCTCTAAGAACTCTCAATCTAGAATTTGCTTTATCAACTTGAAGAACTTTTATTGTTTCAGTTCCAATTCCTAGAATATCATTTTCTCTAATCGATAAAAGATCATTTGAAAGTGATCCTGATATTCCAAAGTAAGTTACTATTCCCGTTACTCCAATAGTTGATGCAGCACCTGCGAGTAAAACACTTTCAGTTTTTACTCCAATATTAAAACTTCCCTGTAAATGATCAGTAGAAGTATTAAATCCAGAAAGAGAGACGAGATTTAAATTGGTAAAATTATGGGGAGAAGTAGAAAATGCGATATATTGTCCATTAACATCGTATGGAGAAATCTCTAAATCTGATACAGTGCTACTTGCAACACTAATATTATTAACTACTTTTCCTCCTACCCTAGAAACAATTCCTTTAGCTCTTTGAGGACTATCATTTAGTTGTCCAAAATTTATAATATCATTAACCTGATAGTTATTTCCACCTGTCAATATACCTACACTATCAATAGATCCAGTAGAAACTAAATTTATGTTTATTAATTGCTCTCTTTCTTTATTTGGTTGATATAAGAATTCATATGATGCATCTTCTTCGGTTAAAGAATAGGGAGTAGTATTTCTAAAATACTCTGTAGCATTCAAATTATAAGATTTTTGATTAATAGTTCTATCATAGTTAAAACTATTGGGTTTTGACTTAAAGGTATTTCCAATCAAGTAAGGAAACTGAGGTTTTCTGTATCTATTGAAAGCTCCTGAATTTTCAATACTAGTGGGATTAATAGTTGAGAAGTATGCATAAACACCGTTTGGATAATCAGGAGTTATACAAAAACGCCCATTATGTTCATCCAAATCTCCTGAGTGATTAAATTCAAAATCTTCTACAAAAAATCCTTGTGGAAAGTCTGATAATGAAGGTCGATTAGCAGAAGTTACTGGTACATAACCAGATTCCATAGCTTTTACAAATCCACCAGTTTGTGTCTCATATCCATATGGTCCATAAATTGGATTTCCATCATATGCCCATCCAATTATAGGAGAGTGAAATTCTGCAGCCACCTCTTCTCCATCTACCTTCTGCAAATCTAACAATCCATATTTTATGTTATTATCTTGATCTCTAACATATAAAGATTCTCTTAATTTACGAGGAGCATACAAATGAGTAAATTCAATGCCAAATTCTGAATTTTCGGCAGCTTCTAAAATTCCATCATCTTCAGATATAATATCTACGTATTTTTGGAAATAGTTAATTGTCCAATTTTGTAGTTTTGCTCTTAATTGTGCGTTTGATGCATCAGTCGTTACAGCCACTCCAACACTACCAGTATAACCAATACCAGGATTGTCAATTCTTACATTAGTGATTTTTCCATCATTAATGATCGGAACTAACTTTCCATAATTACCTTGAGAACCAGTAATGACTAAATTAGGAGGTGCGTTGTAACCCTCACCTTGATTATCGATTTGAACATCAACTATTCTGCCATTATTGATAATTGGAGTAATTTCCGCACCAGATCCATTCTTAAGAGTTAATAGTGGTTGACGATCATAATTTATAATATTTGCAGAACCATAATTTGATCCCTCATTTGTTACTTGTACGGATTTTAGAGATCCTTTAAACAAAGGTTGAAGTTTTGCTTGAAAATCTTGGCCTGCAACAGTAGCAACTCCTATTTCCCCATCTAAAGTTACTGTAATTGGTTCATAGTTAAAAGTATGAGTTCCAGTGCCTAGACCAGCAACAGTAAGATCAATATATTGCTCTGTATCATAATATAAGAACTTGGATGTAGTTCCAACTCCTACACTTGATAATTTAAAGTTATTTGAATCAACTTCAGTAACAACATAATTTGTATTTGAGTTAATTCCTGTAATTTGATCAACATTATATGAATATTGAATAATTTCTCCAGATTTGTATCCATGATCCTTGATATTAATTTCATTAAGAGCTGTATTAATTCCTGTGGCAGAAATTATGGTTCTTTTCTTATTTTGGTAACCAGAACCAGTATTATCAACTATAATATTAGATACAATTTGTTTTTTACCAACAGATTGAAGAGATTGCACACCAACTCCAAATCCAGATAGAATTACGGTATTCAAACCAACATTAACTGCATCAGTTTCTGATGTATAAAGTTTTACTGTGGATACACCAACAGTGTGAACATAATAAATTGCATCTGTTGAAATACCACCAACTGCTGTTTGCCCAAATGTCTTATAAATGACTTTTTCGCCATTTCTAAACTTATGGAAGGTAGAAAAACCAATAGTGCTATTGGTTATATCAACACGAGCAGAATCTGCGGTAGCATTAAATGAAACTGAGTGTTCTATCTCTTTTGTATTAACGCTAGCTCTTGCTCCTTCTCCATTACCACCACTTATAGTAAGAGTGGGATGCGAAACATAATCAAAACCCGAATCTTCTATGTTAATCGCTACTAGAGCTCCCTCAACAGCACATATACCAGTTGCACCCGAACCAATATTATCAGAAATGTGCAAAATAGGAGGATTGATAACATCAAAACCTATTCCTTCCGATGCAACATCAATATCTTTAATAGATCCATAATAAACTACTTCATTAGACTTATAATTTAAAATCTCAACACCATTAACAAGAATACCAGTTCTATCTCCTGGCCCAGTGATAAAATTTCCGTCCTCATTAATTGGATTTTTTATTTCTTTGAGTAAAAGTTGATGATCAACATCTTTATTATGAAAATCAACATATTCCAAAGTATTGGAAGTTACAATTCCAGATACTGAAACAAATGAATTATTAGAAATGTTAGATGGACTCGTAGCAAGTTGAAATGTATTTTTAGTCAGTCTTTTTACAAAGAAAACACCTGCATTCATCTCTGGAAACTTACTTACCACCTTTGTGGTATTTCCAAGAAAATCTTTTGTCTCTATATTGAAAGGACTATAATAAACAGCATCTCCTGTATAATATCCATGATCATTAACGGTTAAAATTTCAAATGTATCTCCACTATACTCACCATTTAACGTAATTTTTCTATCATAAAAATCAAGAGGAGAATTATGATAATTTGGAATTGATGATGAAGCTACTAAAAGATCCTGATCAAATTTTACATAAGTATTCTGCACATTAGCAAAATAATTATCAATATAAGAATAATCAGTCAAAGATGTTTTTACATTTGCTCTTAATATTTTTCTTTCAACTGAATATTTGGCATCCACTAACTCTCCTTGCCCTTTTATTGAAAAACTAAAATCACTTATGACCTCACTTACAGTAGAATCTTGAGTATTGCCTGAAGCATCGATAACAATAACCTTATCACCTAACCTAAAGTTATTTTTATCAAAAGTAACTAAAGTATAAGTAAAATCTGACTCATCAACTAGAGTTATAGACTCTACATTATATTTTGTGGCTACGTTATAAAACCAATTCTCAGTTTTAGGACTTGAAGTAGTTATTCCTAAAGACTTTATAGAAACTGTGTCATTATTATTAAAATAATAGGTATCATCAGGAATTTCTAAATCTGCTAGAACTCCAGTAACTCTCATAGAAACTTTAGTGGTAGTTCCCAAACCAACATAACCATAAACTTCCGTATTTAATCTAATATTCTCTGCAGAGTTAATCGAAGTTGTAAGACCAACTGTTGTGGTGTTAGCTAATCCAACCTCAAAGAACTGATTTATTGATTTAGATCTATATGTTAGTATACCTGTAACTCCAGTTCCATATATTGCATATAATTCTCCTGCGTCAGGAAAACCAATGGTAGAGTCTACATCTATTACACTAGAACCTACAGATACCTCTGTTATCACTTTTGTATTTGGATGAATTGTAAACTCTCCATACACAGTCCCTTTTAGGGGAACATCTCTAGCATAACCATAATCAAGATTTAACTTATAAAAATCAGAATTGCCTATGGCTACTTTTTCTATCCCACTAATAGGAGCATAAGCTGCGTCTAAGCAATAGTGATCCCCAAAATGTTCTAAATCCTGATAAAGGGTGGTATTTAATAAATCTAAAGGATCTCCTTGAATTGATTCAACGATTAAATCTTTGGTTATTCTATAATCAGCATCAGAAGGTCTAAAAAGATATTCTCTAGGTTTTAAAACATCTACCTTTTCACCATATAATGCACCGAAAAGAATATTATAAGATTCATCAGTACCTTTAGTTTGATAAAAATCTTTTGATCTTGAAATAAACAGTTTTTCATTAAGATCAACATCTAAAGTTCTGTCTTCAAAACCTGGTGAAATTTGATTTTTTAGTTTTAATAAAAATTTATTAAAAAGTAAAGCACTTAAGTTAGTAACCTTACTTCCTTTTGCATGAGGATTAATATCCGATTGAGAAAAGGTTAATTGATCAGCCGTACCATATGATGTGACACCACTAAATCCTCTTACGCATCCAGTAAATGTAGTATTAGTTTTTTCCTTATATAATATTATTTCATCATCAATTTGTATTAAACCATCTCTATCAGGAAACTGATATGTTCCCAGAATATTTTGATTAAGATCAAATGTAACTGTAATTGTAGTATCTTGATATCCAACTGCACTTCCGAGTTCTGTCTCTTGGGAATTATTAGTTAAAGATTCTAATTTTAAATATTCATCAATATTTTGAATTACGTCAGCAGAAGCTCCAGGATATTCTTGTGAAGTATAATACTCCTTCAGGAATTCCCCTAATAAAGGAAAATCCTCCTGTACAAAAGAAGGGAGTTGATTCTCAACTATATTTTGAATCTGTACTCTTTGGAGATCTGTTGATATCATTTTTTGTATACTTTGATCTTAGTAAGAATATGAGAGTTAGTAACCACCGTAACCGCCACCAGAGGATGAACCGCCTCCACCACCAGACATTGAACCTCCACCGCTTGATGGAGATGAAGGAGTTGATGATACAGCAGTTGATGATGAAGAAGAAGTTGTCCCTGTTGTAGCGGCACTGGCTAAGGTTGTAGAGGCAACCGTAGAACCATCAGCAGTAAACACAGTTTCATCACCTGTATCACAAGTAGTGGAGCCTGGAACTACTTTTTGTCCTCTAACTAAACTACCATTTGCATAACTAGGAACCGTTGTATCTAAATCCCCAGAATCAGGTATGGCATTAATAGTTACACCATCCAATGGTAGTTGTACATATAGATCATGAAGACCTAATACATCATTAGAACAAGGAGAACCAGACATTTCAACAACAGGGAATCCTTTGTTAAGAACTGTATTAGTTATATTGATTGGAGAAAGCTTAATTTCACCATGTTTATAATCAATTGTTCCAACTGCCTCTTTTACAATTCGTGCTTGATTAGAGGCTTCTAATTGTATTAACATCATTTGTCCATTATCTTTAGAACCACTATCTGGTTTATCTGTAAGATACACCACACCAGAAATTCCATCTACATTAAATCCAGATGATTTAATATTGAATCCATCACAATTTTTAGCAAAGATACAATTTCCAAAGCAAATTTCATATTCCGCAAAACTATTTAACGCTACTCTCAGATCTCTTCTTAGAACAACTGTTGTAATATTAGAAGTAATAGCATCACTACTATTATCAATCATCGAAACTAGTCTACTATACTTAAATCTACCTCCAAATTGATTCATTTCTGCAGTTTTAGAATATGTATTTAGATTCGCAGAGATGAGACTGATGAGATCAGCAGATGATCCAATTAAATTGGAGTTATAATAAGCAGTTATGTCCAATTCAATATATAAAAACTTCAAATCAGTAATTTCTACATCAATTCCAGAAACAGTGTACTTTTTAAGCTCTCTTTTTAAGTTATTTTTAATCTGTTCTGACAAATAAGGGCCACTTGTCGGTTTAATACTTACAAATGTCTTACCATATTGAGGAGGAGTCAAAGTTTCGCCCCCAAAAGCAGATACTGACTCGGTTTCTGCATATAAAGTAGGAATTAGTGCTTCAAAATCAGTAGTTGTGACGGCTCTTTTCTGAGATGAGTAAATTTGAGGTGCATATTTCTTAATAGACTCAACACTTTCAATACTTTGACCTAAAGAACTGGGTGTAAGAGTAGTTAGAAGAGAAACTCCACTGCTAATACTAATATTATCTCTTGAAGATGTTAATTTTCCACTAAAATTGAAGTTTTGAATACCATTTGCAAGTTCACCACTTGTTACAAGGTAAGAAACTTGGATAAAACTGGGTGCTTCTAGTTTTTTCCCAAAAATTCCATCTCCAAATATCAATTCATACCTTTCACCTTCTATTTCTTGACAAAAATAAACAGGAGAAGTGCCATTTACCTCAAAAAGACTATTTGCTTTGATATATTTACGAGTTACTGTCGAAGATTCTGATGGTTTAACTACAACTCTGAGGGTAGAAAGATCAATTCCACTATTTTCAAGAATAAAACGTTGATTTGGATCAAAAGAATTGACTGTAAAAGTGCTTGTAAGGTAAACTCCCTCATAAATGGCAACATTATCAAAAACGGCCTCATTATTTGAGACAGGAACTGTAACATCATCAAGTATTGCAAAGGTATAACTCTCATTTGCAAAGGAATTAGAAGATGCAACGATACCTTTATTCAAAGTTATTGTTTGGGGTATATCTGAATAATTACTTGTATCTACAAAAAAGGAAATATTAGCTTGTGATGCTCTTTTGGAGAAAGGAGTGTAACCAATATTACGTGCTAATGATACAACATTCTCTCTTAATGTTGCACTATCGATGAAAACCTCATTCGACACCATATTGGCATTGTATGAAGTGATGTAAGTATTGTATGCAAGGACATCAATAATGGTTGACATGTTAGATCCTTCAAAATCATAATCCGTAAAATTGGAATTAGATCGAAGGTAATCTTTAATTGATGTTTTTATCTGGTCAAAGTCCAGATTTGCGAAATTAACTAGGGGCATTATCTTGTTGGTTGTAATGCGAATGATAACTGTTGTGCCTCTGCCTCTATTCCAACTATCTCATAAGTAATAGCAACATCAAATTCATATGAATCAGGATTGGCTGATACCTTGGTGTTTAATAATCTAACTCTAGGTTCAAAATTTCTGATGGTATTTTCAATTTCACTCTTTACTGATGCTGCGGTCAATGAATCTACATTCTCAAAGAGTAAATCATTGACTCTTGAACCTAGACCATTATTAAAAAATCGCTCTCCAGGCGTAGTAAGCACTAGATTGCGAATAGAACGAGCAATAGCAGTCTGATTTTTAATCGCAATAAGGTCATCAGTTAACGGATTAACCTGAAAGGACATACTTATATCCTTAAATGACCTACTTATGCGTTGGACAGGCACTCTTATACGGCAAATATATGTTTATTTAGCACCCTAATCTATCACTTCATAGATTTCATTGTCTTCTATCTTTTCATAAAGGTCATTTGTTACTTTTTTATCTCTTTTTTTAGGAACTATATCATCATTTGCTATCTCACGTAGCATTTTCTGGTACTGTTGGTTAGGCAGATTGTCTAAAAAGTCGTGCATTTTCGTATTCCCACTAAAAAAGGGACTCTAGGAGTCCCTTCTATTTATTTTCCTTGGCCACGGTAGCGTTTCTTTGCCCTATTTCGAGAGGA